GCCTGCGCGCGAACAGCATCTCTAATGTTCTCGATAGGCCGACCGAGTGCGTCTTCTAACGTCATAATTATACCTCATTGGGTTTCGCTGACAGGGGGCAGCACCTAACACCTGTGAAATTGTCACTAGACGCGCTCACCTTATTTTGCAATAGGGAAAATATAATTTGCAGCGCTAAGGTGAAGAAATGCAAGAATTGAGTTGGATTAGGGAGGGCCTTGCTGATCGGCGGCTTTCCATTGTGGCAGAAAAAACGGGACTTAGTATTCCTACTGTGCGCGCCGTCAAAGACGGTAAAGGCAATCCAACAATCGAAACCCTGGAAAGGCTGCGGGTCTATCTTGCAGGCTCACAATGAGCGGCTTCGACTTTGACGCGATACGCCGCGCAAATCCCTTAAAGGATGTAGTCGCGGAAGTTGTGGACCTTACGAAGAAGGGCAATGAATATCATGGTTTGTGCCCTTTCCATGATGAGCGCACGCCAAGCTTTCAGGTTGTGCCTGAAAAAGGGTTTTACCATTGCCACGGGTGCGGCGCGCATGGGGATGTCATCGACTTTGTGGCGAATGTGCGCGGTATATCCGTTGGACAGGCGGCACATGAGCTTGCTGGCCAGACCCAAGACTTAACCCCGCAAGAGCGCGAGGATCGCGACAAGGCCCTGCAAGAGCGCGAAGAGCGTGAGCAACGCAAACGCGAAAAAGCCACAGCCAGCGCTCGCGACTTATATGAAAGCGCGGACATACCAGACCCTAATCACCCTTATTTAGTCAAAAAAGGGGTTCAAGCGTTTGGTTGCCGTCAACTACCAGATGGCCGATTGATTTTGCCGATCATGGATTTTGACGGCAATATAATGTCAGTTCAAACCATTGATGATAAAGGGCGAAAAAAGTTTCACACTGGCGCGCCGGTTTCGAGCGGCGGAATGAATGTAGGATTTTACTTTGGCGGCGAAACCGTCATTTGTGAAGGCTACGCTACTGGATGGTCTATCCATGATGACACAAAAAACCACGTTAGGGTCGCATTCTCCATGGGAAACATGGAGAAAATTGCACGCGAACTAATATCCAAGGGCCGCAGTATCATATTAGCGGCTGACAAAGGCCAATGTGCTGAAAAGATGCAATCGCTATCCCGCGAGTTGGGCGTGCCCGCTATCATACCGCCAGACGACATTGAGGGATCAGATTTTAATGACTTGTATTCAGAACGCGGGAAAGGCGCTGTGCGAGCCCATTTTGACAATCAGCTTCATTCATGGCGCGAAGAAATGTCAATGCGTCAAGAAGCCCCAAAAGTAGATCAAGGGCCGGTTGACTTATGGTCCGAGCAAGATGTTCCAGACTTTCCAATAAATGTTTTTCCACCTGTTATAGAGCGATATTCTTTAGAAAATGCCGCAGCTCTAGGCTCGGACCCCGCAGGTTTGGCATTAACAGCTTTAGGCGCGTGCGCTGCGGCTATTCGTGACAGCATCAAGCTTGCGCCGCGCTCATGGGATAAGGGGTGGAAGGAAAGCGCAAGAATTTGGCCCGTGCTAATTGGCAAGCCATCCACAAAGAAAAGCCCTGTCATATCCCGTTCTGCTTCGCCCATCAAAGCGATCGACAAGCAAATGCTTAAGCAGGGGCAAGCGCGTGTCGCTGAATGGGAGGAAAACGGCAAGGAAGGCCCTAAGCCCGATGTCCCGCGCATTGTGCTTGAAGACGCCACAACGGAAGCCGCGCAAGAAAAGTTCGGATGCTCTCCAAATGGGATATTGCTCCTACAAGACGAGCTTTCCGGGTTTTTCGGTCGAATTGAAAAATATGGCGGTGGCAGCGCAGATCGCGGCTTTTGGTTACAGTCTTACAATGGCGGCTCTTATGCAATTGACCGCATCGGGCGCGGGTCAAAAGTAATTGAAAACCTATCAGCTTGCATGATCGGCGGCGTGCAACCCGAAGCTTTGCGCTCAATTGCTGACAAATCAGACGATGACGGCCTTATTCAGCGTATCATTCCCGTTATGCTGCGGCCTGGACGTAAATCAGAGCGCGTGGACGCCACAACTTCAAACGAGGCATACCGCGACCTTGTGTTTGCCCTTCACAAAATGGAAGGGCCGGGAGGGTCTTTTTTCAAAGACAGCGTGCATCTTGAATATGAGCCAGAAGCCGAAAGGCTAGCGGCTGAGTTTTCCGATTTAAACTTCGACAGGGTGCAAGCCTTCGAGGATATTCACGGAAAATTCGCCTCGCATCTGGGCAAATATGACGGCCTGTTTTCGCGCCTTTGCGTCGTTTTTCATTGCATTGAAAACGTTTCCGCGCCTTCCAAAACGATCTCTTATAGCACGGCCGCGCGCGTTCGAGTGTTGATCGAAAGTTTCATAATGAGACATTCCATGGCCTTTTATATCGGCCTTTTGGGCATGTCTGAAAACGACCAGATAATGAAAGACGTTGCAGGCTCAATCCTTGCTCATGGCGATGCTGAGATAAGCAATCGAGAGCTTATGAGGCGCGTTCGCACATATCGCAAAGCCAATCAATATGAGCGCGATGAAGTCACAAAAACGCTTGTAGCGCTTGGATGGCTAGAGCCCCTTGGAGGGGTTACAGATAAGGAAAATAAATGGAAAGTAAGCCCCGAGACACACGCCAAATTTGAGCAAAAAGCGGAAAGTGAGCGCATTCGACGGGCCGAAGTGACAAAAATCATTAAACAAACAGTTGCAGAAAGCAATTCATATAATGAGGGGGAAAGCTGAACGGTTTTGGGAGAATAGGCGATTTTGTCACCAGATGTCGCTTACGCATGTGAACACATATAAAATTCTTTCTTTTTTTATACGCATACGCGTGGATAAGGAGGGGGGTGTTTTCCTAAGCGACATTTGGTGACAGTCAATTTTGCTTAAAAACAATTTGACAAGGAATGATCGACAATGGCACGCTGAAGCCATGACCCGCGAAGAACAATATGCGCAACAGCTTTTTGAGGATAGCGTAAACCGCTTTCTAGTCGAAGAGCTAGGGATAGAGATGGAGCTAGAAGAACTATGGTGATTGATGTAAACAAACCCATTGAGGTAGTAGCGAACTGGGATGAAACGATTGTATACCCTGCAACACTTTTGGAAGTGTTAGACAATGGCGCGGGCTTTCGCATTTCAATTGATGCGGAGCATGAATATTTTAAAGACGGACGTCGTTGGCCAGCTGGTGATACATGGCGCTGGCGCAAAGACGGCACTTTTGCACCTTATGCAGATTTAACCTTGCGCAACGTTCAAGAGGTGGATGAGATAACGTGGGAAAACTGCCCGGAATGGGCTAAGGATGAAGCGGCTAAACGTATAGGCTTTGATAGCTGGAGCGATGCCTGGGGGCGAGGCGGGCTTTGTTTTAGTAAGAAAACAGACGCACCTTTCCAGCTCGCTGTGATGATCGCCAAATACGAAAAGCCAGCTGATCCATCAATCGAAATTGCCCGCGAAATAGTGAAGCGCTATTATCCCGAAGTGAAGCCGACTGAAGACGACCCCCGTGTTAAAATTGCAGTTGATGCTTACCGTCTTGCGATCAAAGATCAAAAAGCGAGCCGAGACGCGGAGCGATCAGAGCCAATGAAAGAGCTTTTAGTTGCCTGTGCGTCCATACTCTCTTCAACCTGTGGACCGTTGGTCTCTTCAGTAGTTTCATATCTTCTCTTTGAGGCAGGCCGAGACGCCGAGCGATCAAAGGCAATGGAAGAGCTTTTAGCTGGAGATTCAGAGCTTCTCTTTGAGGAAGGTGAATAATGGCAAAAAGAGGTCGCAAGCGCAAACAGGGCGCACGCACTAAATCCGGTCGCCTATCACGAGCCCAAGCACATACATACGATCACGGCACTGACAAAGCCAAAGCCAAGCAAGAGCAATTCGGCAATGATGGATGCGACGCAATCGGGAGGGCGTACCGTGCAGGACTGCTAGGCGATGGGGCAGATGCAAAGGCAATGCTCGACACTGCTAGAAAAATTGCAACGCTATACAAAGCTTTTTATCAGGTCGGACCGATAACCTGCCCCATTGCGGACAAAAGCACAAGGGCAGGCGTTGCAATAAGCATTCAAGAAAAAATCATGCGCAGAGAGTGGCTAGATCAATGGCTGGGCACTGCAAACGGCTATGGAAGGGCACACAGGGCGTCATTCGATGATCTAGTGCTTGGAGATCATGCGGACAGCGGGCCAGCATGGCTAGACAGGCGGATACAAGCAACAATTACGCCACGATCACAAATACGGCTTGCAGACCTAGCAGAAATGGCGAGGGCCACAGAGGTTCTTGCTTACATCGCTGGTGTCAATGTGCCGGTTAACCCGACTTGTCGCAATCCTTCCGCACAAGAAATGCACGCACGCGTGAAAGCTCGTTACCCTAGGACAATAACTCGTCTTGCAGAGTGAACCAATTTGGCTTGATGCCAACATGACCGACCGTTTGCGTTTCAGCCAAATTATGGTATCATTCTGGCTTGACGAGAGAGCCGGGGCTGCAAAGCCGCCCGGACTAGACAGATCCCCCGGACAGCCGAAAGGCCCTCCGGGGGTTTCGCTTTCCATCTTGCCGAGCCTGAAGCCAGATGTTGCAAATCTCTGGTAGAGCTTCCGCGGCGTATCCAATAACCTCGCTATCGCCGGAGTGATAACGCACGGGGGCGAGGGGCCCGTCTGCTAAATCCTTGGAGATATAGGGAAAAAGGCTTCTTGAGGCCAAAAAAACTGGCAGGTGGGCCCCTTCGCTTGCAGCTTCCGTTTTGAGGCGACGACAGTAAATCGGGCTAGGATGATATCAAGGCGCTTGACACCCTTGCTAGTATGTGCAATGAGGACGAAATAGCAGGACTAAGAATTGCGCCTTTGCATAGGGGGTTTTATTAGATCGCTATATGGGAGCGACACCGCCGCGTGCAGGTCGTATGGATAGACCGCAGCTGGTGAGCAGGGTTGTGCGCTCCCTACTCCGCAACGACAGCCATCCCATCGATGGTGAGTCAGGGCCCGGCTCCAGGTGCAACTGGTCCGGGCCTCAGCGGAATGTGCGGTCCCTACTTTTTTAGTTTGGCCTAAGGGCCAGCCCGCCACGTCGAAGACACAGAAAGCTAAAGTAGCACATAGCGGCGCTACGGCGGGCAAACTTTCAACTTGACGTTCATCGCAAGAATGGGTAGAAACTGCATTGCGAGGACACTAGTGGTACAGTGTAGTCGAGGAGCCCCTGCCACATCGGCGGGGGCTTTTTTATGGGGTATCAAAGCTTGACGTTCATCGACAGAATGGATAGAAGCTACCGCGCGAGGACACGCCAATATTTCGCAAGGAGCCCCTGCCCATTCGGCGGGGGCTTTTTCTTTAAGGGTATAGTTATGAGTGGCACTCCTGCGGACATCGATGACATTTGCGCGCAGTTTGCAGGGGGTAAGTCACTCCGCTCCATCGCAAGGGAATTGGGTAAGGCTGCAAGCGCTATTCGTTACTGGTTGAGCATAGTTCGGCCCACTCGCAAGAGAGCCGGGAAAGCGTGAGATATGGCGGTTAAAAAAACCGACAAAAAACCGCGTGTAGGCGATGGCACGCCAGGCCCAGGCCGGCCTAAGGGCGTTGCAAATAAGAACACAAAGGCCTTAAAGGAAATGATCCTGGGCGCGCTCGATAACAAGGGCGGCGTGGCATACCTAGAGCAGCAAGCTGAAGAAAACCCTACGGCCTTTATGACGCTGATCGGCAAAGTACTGCCCATGACAGTTGCGGGAACCGGCAAGGATGGTGAGCATCTAACGAGCGTAACCGTCAAGATATACGATGGAACTACAGATTGACGTTGCCCCGGTGTTTCGGGGGTTGCTCAAGCCATCGCGTTACAAGGGCGCGCACGGCGGACGTGGATCGGGTAAGTCGCAATTTTTTGCCGACCTTGTGCTAATCTATTGCCTAAAGAAAACCGGCGCACGCATTTTGGCTTGTCGCGAGATACAAAAGAGCCTGAAGGAAAGCGCCAAGAGGTTGCTTGAGGGTAAAATAGAGCAATACGGGCTGGGCGGGCTGTTTGAGGTTCAATCTTCGGAGATAAAGACGCCCGGCGGCGGTGTGATAGTCTTTGCTGGTTTGCAGGACCATACGGCGGAAAGTATCAAGTCTTATGAGGGGTTTGATGTAGCCTGGGTCGAGGAGGCTCAAACGGTTTCCGATAGGTCGCTGAATCTCTTGCGCCCTACTATTCGTAAGCCGGGTTCAGAGCTTTGGTTCGGCTGGAACCCTCGCTTTGACACTGACGCGGTTGACAAGATGCTTCGCGGTGCTGAGCTTCCAACTGGCGCAATTGTTGTCGAGGCGAATCACAGTGATAATCCTTGGTATCCTGAAGAGCTGGAGACTGAGCGCCAGGACTGCTTGAGGCAACAGCCGGATCAATATGAACACATCTGGGAGGGTGGCTACGCAACGGTCACTGAGGGCGCTTATTATGCCCATGTGTTGGCTCAGGCTCGCAATGAGAACCGGATCGGCGCGGTAAGTGAAGACAGCCTGCTACCAAAGCGGGCTTATTGGGATATAGGCGTAAGCGATGCGACAGCAATTTGGATTGTGCAGCAAAAGGGCGATAGCCTACGCTTTATTGACCACTACGAGGCAGTTGGACAGGACTTGGCAGCTCATCTTGCGTGGCTTAGGCAACATGGACATGAAGGTGCCGAGTGCGTCTTGCCTCATGATGGCGCTAAAAGAGATGCGGTCACAGCGATTAGGTTTCAGGACCACTTACGCAACAGCGGATTCACTGCTAGAACAGTAGAAAACCAAGGCAAGGGCGCGGCAATGAAGCGGGTGGAAGCAGCCCGTTCTAAGTTCAATCGCTTTTGGTTTGATGAGACGAAATGCGCCAAGGGTCTTAAGGCTCTTGGCTGGTATCACGAAAAGATCAATCAGGGCGGCTATGGCGTTGGACCCGATCACGATTGGGCCAGCCATAGCGCAGATGCGTTTGGATTGGCTGCGGTGGATTATCGCGAGCCAGAAACCGCAATCACCCTTAGTTTTGGCAGGAGTGAAATGGCATGACGATATTTGGCTGGTCAATTGACGCTTGGGTGCGCGCCTATGAGTGGGCAGACGTGCCGTTCATAGAGTTTTTTCAATCTGTGCGGGCTGAAGATTATGACGGCCCCCTTTCTGTGCGCGAAAAGTGGGAGTTGGCCGGAGGGCCGCAGTTCGGACCTAGCGGCAAGGTGTTGTTGAGTTGTGACTGAGCAAGACATCATCCGCGAGGGTGTAAAGCGTTTTCAGATGGGGCTTGATGGAGATCGAGCCAACCGGGACCGTGATGAAGAAGACCGCGCAATGTTCAAAGGGGACCAATGGAACCTTGAGGACAAGCGCTCCCGCAACAACCGCCCCACAATCACGGTCAATCGCTTTCCGCAGTTTGTTAAGCAAATCACCGGAGAGATGCGTCAGAACAAACCGGCTATTCGTGTTTTGCCGGTCGATGACCAATCAGACCCACAATTGGCAGAAGTTTACAACGCAATAATTCGCCATATTGAAAACCAATCAGACGCACACCGCACCTATGCGAAGAGTGGTGAGCAATCGGTTGTCGGGGGTATTGGCTGGTTCCGCATTATGACCGATTACGCGGACGACAAGAGTTTCAATCAAGAGATTTTCATTCGGAAGATTCGCAACCCTCTTTCGGTTGTGTTTGACCCTGACGCGCAAGAACTGACTAAGCATGATGCGAACTGGATGTTTGTTTCTGAATTGATGACAGAAGAAGCTTTTAGGAGTGCGTATCCTGAAGCTTCGCTTGCAGGCTTCCCGACCGATGACAAGAGCTACGAGCAATGGTCCTCTAATAATAAAATTCGAGTTGCCGAGTATTGGGTGAGGGAGCCTTACGAGCGCACGTTGTTCCTTTTGTCAGACGGCTCCACACGCTACAGCGACGAAGACGTTGATGTATTCCAGATGATCGGCTTAACGATTGTTGCGGAGCGCAAGGTGACGGCACACAAGGTCAAGTGCTACAAGATGACCGGCGTAGAGATATTGGAGGAAAGTGATTGGGTCGGTCAGACTATCCCGCTTGTTCCGGTTGTTGGTGAAGAGGTCGAGGTTGGCGACGAGGTTTTCCGTCACGGCCTAATCCACCATTCGCGTGACGCCCAGCGCTCTTACAACTTCGCGCGCTCCGCCATGATCGAGCATATCGCCTCGCAGCCCAAAGCGCCTTACCTTGCAACAAGCAAGATGATTGCACCCTTCAAGAAGGCTTGGGAGAGTTTAAACAGGGAAAACCCGCCCGTTTTGCTGTATGAACCTGACCCACAGGTTCCTGGTGGAAAGCCACAGCGCGAACAACCACCAACCTTCCCTGCTGCTTGGTATCAAGAGGCTCTAACCGCTGACGGCGATATGAAGGCCACCACGGGTATTTATGACGCCTCGCTCGGTATGCAGTCGAATGAAACCTCAGGTGTGGCTATTAGGGCTCGTGACGCCCAAGGCGAGACTTCCAGTTACGTCTATGTAGACAATTTAAGTGCAGCCATTCGACAGGCCGGTAAGGTACTGCTTGAGATCATTCCGCACATTTACACGGCAGAGCGCGTCATTCGGATTATGGGTGAAGACGGGGCAATCGAAGGCTTCGCTCGGATTAACACAATGCTGCCGGATGGCACGCTACTAAACGACATTTCGGTTGGGCAGTTTGACCTTGAGGTAACGACAGGCCCTGCATTTGCAACCAAGCGCCAAGAGGCTGCGGAAAAAATGATGCAGCTGGTTCAGTCTGTGCCTCAAATTGGCCAAATCGGCGCGGATATGATTGTGAAGGCTCTCGACTTCCCAGAGGGTGACAAGCTGGGACAGAGATTGGCGTTTGCTCTCCTTCCTCCAGGGATTGATCCTGATGTTGACGCTCAAAGAGCGCAGATACAGGCAGCTTTGCAGCAGGCACAGGGGCCACAGCAGCCGGACCCTATGATGGTTGCTGAGATGGAAAACAAACAGGCTGACACCGCGCTGAAGGCGGCGAAGGCAGAAGAGACACAGGTTAGCGCAGCAGTAAAGGCTCAAGGCGCTCAACTAGAAGTATTTAAGACCGGCGTGGAAATCGGCGGGTCTTGATAGGCGACGGCCTCTAAACGGCAAAACTACGCCTTACGGCGCTCACTTTAGGAAAAACCATGAACAATGAAACCGGCGGGGCGGAAACCCCAGCGGTGGAGGGCGTGCAGCCTGAAGCCACGGTCGAAAATGCAGAAGCGACCACTGCAACGCCTGAAACCGAGGCGCAGGCTAAGCCGGAAGGCGAGGCCAAAAACGAGGAAACGGGACAAGATGCCCCCGCAAAGCCCAAGAAAAAACATTGGGCTCACGAGCGCATTGATAAATTAACGGCCCAGCGACACGAAGCTGAGCGCGAGCGAGATATGTGGAAATCGAAGGCGCAGGCCAAGCTTCCAGATAATTTCGACGAATTGGAATATGAAGACCAGCTTGCGGTTAAGGTTTCGCACCGAAACTCGCAGGATATGGCGGAAGCGGCAACAACCCGCGCGGAAGAATACGCCAATCAAGTGTACTCAAGCCGTGTGGCAATTGCTCGCGATGCTTACCCAGACTTCGATCAAGTCACTGGCAACCCGGCGCTGACCATTTCCACGGAGATGGCGGCGGTGATTAAAGACAGTGATTTGGGGCCGGAGATTGCCTACCATTTGGGCAAAAACCCGAATGAAGCTGCGATGATTTATTCCTTGTCGCCAGTTGCTCAAGCGAAGGAGCTTGGGAGGCTGGAGGAGCGCTTAAGTGCCCCGAGGCCACAACCAAAACTCGCACCTGCCCCCGTTAATCCAGTTGGTGGACAAGCCACTGGTGGGCGCGCCGACCCGACCAAAATGAGCATGTCGGAGTACGCCGCTTGGAGGCAGGCAAAAAATTAACTGACTTGCCCACGCTGTGAAGCGTCGGCTTGCCCCGGACCCTTTTGGGGGACCGTAACCAAGATGGATTTATATTATGGCTAATGCAGTCCTTACGGCGGACGTCATCGCTAAAGAAGCGCTGGTGATCCTCGACAATGAACTGGTCATGGGTGACAAAGTGCACCGAGACCTTGAGCAAGAATTTTCACAAACGGTCAACGGTCACAAAGTTGGCGATACTGTCACGGTGCGCCGCCCAACTGACTTTACCGTTCGCGACGGCGCGGTTGCCAGCAACCAAGACGTTGTAGAGGGTTCGACCTCAATCACCGTCAACAAGCAGAAGGGTGTGGACTTCAAGTTTACATCTGCCGACTTGGCGCTTGAAATTGGCCAACTTTCCGAGCGGGTCATTAAGCCCGCGATGGTGCAGCTTGCCAACCAAGTTGATAGCGACATTATGGCGCTCTACAAAGATGTGCCTAGCTGGGTTGGTACTCCAGGCCAAACCATCAATTCGTACATTGACTTTTCAAAGGGTCCTGAGCGTCTTGATGAGCTTGCTGTGCCAACCTCAGATCGGTGCGCTGCGCTTTCGCCTGCCGACCATTGGGGGCTTCTGGGCAACCAAACAGGCCTGTTTATCCAAAACGAGGCGCGCGGCGCTTACCGCGAGGGCTCGCTGGGTAAAATCGGCGGAGTTGACACCTACATGACGCAGAACACCCCGACCCACACCGTGGGCGCGCTGGGTGGTACGCCTCTTGTTAATGGTGCATCGCAGACCTCGACTTACAACAGCGTGAAAACGACAATGACGCAAACCCTCAACATTGATGGTGCGTCTGCCTCGGTGACAGGTTGGGCTAAGGCGGGTGATGTGTTCACCATTGCTGGTGTTTTCGCTGTTAATCCAGTGACCAAGGCGACCTTGCCTTTCCTACGTCAGTTCACCGTTACAGCGGACGCTGACAGCTCAGGGGGCGGCGCGGTTGCGCTTTCGATCTATCCTGCAATTATCACTACAGGCGCTTTCAAGAATTGCTCTGCTGCACCTGCCGATAATGCAGCGATTACGGTCGTTGGCACTGCTGGCACTGACTACCGGCAGAACATGATTTTCCACAAGAACGCCTTTGCGCTTGCGATGGTGCCACTGCCTATGCCTTCGGGTGCGGTTGGTGGTGCTCGCGAGAGCTATAAGGGCCTTTCGGTTCGTGTTCAGCCTTACTACGACGGCACCAATGACGTTAGCAATTGGCGTTTGGACATCCTTTATGGAACCAAGGCCATTGATCCACGTCTGGCAACTCGCCTTTCGGGCACTGCCTAAACCTTGTGAGGGGGCTTTGGCCCCCTCCTATTTTGGAGTTTTGAAATGGCTGAAGGTAAACGTGGGCGACCAAAGCTCAAAGAGGCATCGCACGATATGTGGATGTACAAAGAGGGCGAAGAACCTCGTATTTTTAAAGAGGGTGAGAAAATCCCCACAGGTTGGAAAGACACCCCGTAAATGGCAACGGTTTGGCCTGAGAAGGCCCCAAGCGAGGTCCGGGAATACAAATGGAAGCCTGATCTACCGTTAGGCGACTTTGTTTCAGATGCGGCAATCGTTGTTGATGCGGGTGGCGTAAGTGCCGTTCTTGTCAATGACTTTGACAGGCAATCAACCCCTGATGAGGTGCGCTTTGATGTGTCTGGCGGCACAGCGGGCACTCAGGCGCAGATCACAATTACTGTCACAAGTGTTGAGGCGCGCAAATACGTTGAAACGTTCGTTATTCCGGTTCGCGACGGTGTTAACGAGTACACCGCGACGGGCCGAGATATTGCTAATTTCGCCATGCGTAAGGTCGTGGGTATTGAAGGATCACCAACCGCAGCAGAGATGGATACTGCCTTAGAGGTGCTGGACGCGCTTGTGGCGACATGGCGCGGCAAAGGTCTTGATCTAGGTATTCAGGGGAAAATTGCAGCCGCTGACACGCTCGCGGTCCCTGAGACTTTCATCCCTGCGCTTAAATACAATCTTACAAAGTGGCTTGCAGAAGAATTTGAGCGCCCACTTACCCAGAATTTGATGATGATGGCTCAAGAGACTGAAGACGCACTTCGCGCACAGCTTGTTCAGCCAATGGATATGCAATTTGAAGCGCCTCTTCTCAGGAAACGGATGGGCTGGGGCTTTGAAAGAGGATTTTCGTAATGAGCCAAGAAACCAGACCGGCTGCAAATGGTGTTGCCGTCACAAAAAGCGACAGCACTGCACTCGATGGTGGTGTCCGCAGCCTTTATGTTGGTGGCGCTGGCAATGTTGCTGTGAAATTCCCCGGCAATGATACGGCGGTGACGTTCACAGGTGTAACAGCAGGTTCAATCCTGCCAATCCAAGTTACCTTTGTGATGTCAACCAACACTACCGCAACGGATATTGTTGCGCTCTACTAATGACCGCGCTGACTTTTGGCCTTTCCAGCTATGAGAGGGCCTTGGGCGGTCTTGCAGACCTGCCCGTCGAAAATATGTACGCCGAAAAGAGCGACACAGAAGGCGTGGCGCTGGTTTCACGGCCTGGACTGTCAGATAGGTCCGCAGACATGGGCTCTAGCGCTGTAGAGGCGCTATTTAAACGCGACGGAGTTGTTTCGGGCAACCTGTTAGGGGTTGCAGGTGGCCGTTTGTATGACGGCACCACGGATGAGGGCGCGATTGCAGGCTCGGGCGCAGTCTCAATTGCAGGAAACGAAACGGGGGTGATGATTGCAGCCGGTGGCTCATTGTATGGGTACACTGGCACAGGCACGCTGGCGGCTATCGCCTTTCCCGATAGCGCAAATGTCATCAAGGTGATTGAGGGCGTAAGCCGATTTATCGCCATTAGGGCTGATAGCGGGCGCTTTTACTTTACTCCGCCTTTGGGGCGCACATTTGGTGCCCTCAACTTTGCTACGGCTGAGAGTGAGGCGGACCAACTTCTAGATGCCCTGTTTGTTGATGATCAGATAGTGTTTTTCGGGGCTGAAACGGTCGAGTTTTGGCCTAGCGCGAGCGATGCAAACACTCCATTTGTACCGCTTCAGGGGCGCGTTTATGAGCGCGGCATCAAGGCAACGGGCTGCGCAACGGCAATCGGCTCAAGCTTTGCTTGGGTGACGGATCAAAACACGGTCTGTATTCAGGATGAAAACAACATTGTCTCTAATCAGGGGTTAGAGGCGCGCATTGCAGCGTCAACTAATGTTAGAGTGTTCAACTTCTTTATCGACGGCACCGAGTTTCTC